AAGCCTTAGGGGAAGGAGGCTTTGCTTCAATAACGTTTGCGGCAGTATTTATAATGGCATTCCCTAGTTGTGCCTTCTTATTTAATTCAAACTTTTTTCTTTCTAATTTCTCTATTTCTTTAGAGGATGCACCTCTTGCTTTTGCTTCTTTTATATCTGAATCTATTTTTTGAGAGCTTAATGAAATAAAAGCATTAGCAGCTTTACCAGCTATATCTATCGTATCTTCTAGATTTTTTGCAGCTCCTTCTGATGCTTCTTTTTCATTATTAAACATCTCTGTAGTAGCGTTTATTCCAGCCTCTGTTATTGCAAGTCGTTTTTCTTCCCTACTTAATGAACTATCAGCTCTTATCCTTGCTAGGTTGTCCTGTAATTCATCAATAGCAATTTCATTTTTTTCCTCTAATTTAACGCGATTTCCAAATATATCAATTAATTTTCCCCCAAAGACATCCTCTAACTGAAGCAACTTAAGCTTGTTCATTGCTTCTTTAACTCTAAGCTTTGCGTTAGCCTCATCACGTATCTGCGCTAATCTATTTTGTTTATCTCTTTCTGCTTCTACTTCTTCGTTATTTATTCTGCGTTTTTCATCTAATTCATTTTTAGCAAGTGCTATCATAAATTTAGAACTCGCTACTGATCTAGCTGCTGCTTCTTCTTCAGCAGTAAGAGTCTCATCTGCATCTATAGCCCTGAGATTTGCTTTAAAAAGTAAAAATGCAATTTCGTCACTTTTCTCTCTTTCATTTGCTGCCCCTTTGATGTCCAGCAATCGTGCCTGAAGCGCAACCTCTGTTGCCCTAAGTTGAGCATTAGCATTATCCTTTGCTTGTAGTAAATCTTTTTGAGCATCTGATGCTTGTTTTTTATTTTCTTCATCTGTTAGCTTCTGTAGCTTTAAAGATTCTTCGGCATTAGCTATTTGTGTTTTTAATTGTGCCTGTTGATTAATTGCATCTATTTCACCAGCTGCTAAGGTTGCGGCTTCAGCTGCTGTAAATCCTGCATCCATAAAATGTTGTTTTGCATCAAAAGCGTCTCTTGCTGCGTCAGTGGATATTTCAAGTCTTTCAAGCTCCGCTTCTGCTTGTATTTTTGCTCTTTTATCTGTTTCTTCAGCAGCTTTTAATTCAAGTTGTAGTAAACTAATATTTTCATTTATTAAACTTCTTCTATCATTAGCAGTTCTAAATATTTTTGTAAGTTGCTCTATTTCCTTTTCTCTGCTTTTATTGGTTTTATCAATAGCTTCTTTGAGTTGTTTTTGAAGCGATATAAGTTGATTTGCCGTAAATATTTGTTCTGGAGTTTCTAGACCTGTTTGTTTAACTAAATCTAGTTGTTCTTGTGTAGCTTCAGATAAACCTTCTAAACTACTTGTTGTAAGCTGCATTCCTAAAGCTTCTTGAAGAAGAACCTTCTCAAGCTCTCCTGTCAATTCAACAAAACCTTTTAACCCAGAGTCACTCTCATTTATCTTTTTTTGAAACGCATCTTGAGCAAATGTTGCTGCATCTAAATTTTGTTTTGTTTTTTCTAATCTCTCACCTAATGTAACTAACTTACCAGCAGCTTCATTTGACGATGCTGACATCTTAAGAAACGCTACAGGAAACTTTTCTCTAATAAATTCCTCTAAAAAAGGCAAGTTTGTGTTGCCTAATGGGGTAGTTAATGCAACTGGCAAATCCAGCTCATCTAACATTTCCCTAAATAATTTAGTTTGAGTTTCAAACTCTCCTACTTGTTCTTTTAACAAGTTAATCTCTATTTCTCTAGCCCTTATCCCAAACGGATCAGGAGCATCAGTATCAAAATCAGCAAATGATTTAGCTAATTCTGAGAAAGCATCTGCCTGTGCCCTACCTGTATCTGTAAGTTTTTTTAATTTTTTATCTAAAGCCTCAAATGCAAATTGAGTAGCCAAAACAGCCACATTTAAACCAAGAATAATACCACCAGTTCCCTTGAATGACCTTCCAAGTTCTCCTATAGTGCTTTTACTTTTACCTTGAGCTATCTCAGCCTCGCTAAGAGCGTCATTATGATCGGTGACCCTTCTGTTTAGGTTACCTATTAACTCAGCAGTAAAACCAACGTTGTTACCAATGGCTCGCATACCCTGCGAAAACCCTTGACTAAACTGAGCTGAATCCTGAACTAAATCACTAAAAGAAAAAAGAGCCTGATTAGATGTGGCTAGACCCTTACTAAGATTTTTATTCGAGTCACCAAGATTATCAAACTCACCCTGAAGCTCCTGTATCTCTTTAGTTAATTTTTTAGGATTTACATTACTCTCAGGAGAGTGTATCTTAAACTTTATATCGTAAATTAACTCAGGCATAGTTGCTATCCATCAGATGGTCTGTGATAAGCCTCACGAGCCATCATTGCTTTGGTTATATCTTCTACAGAACATTCGGCTTCAAGTTTCTTCGCTCGCAATGGATCAAAGTCGGCAAGTACATAACAATAATATGTGTATGCACCGCCAACTTCAACCACTAGGTCATTAGGCGCGAGCAAGTCTAATGACTCTAAAGTACTCCGACTCCATCCAAAGGTACTTGTCGCCTGTTCGTAAAAAAATCCCACGCTTCCTCAATCGTGCCTAATTCTAATTCGTCAGACTTCCATACATCATCTTTGATTGGAATCTCTAGCTTCATGCAATGTTCGGCAGTAAATTTGCAATACTTTGCACGAAACTCTTCATCCATACGCCATCCATTTATAGCTTCAAGGTCACTGGCGTTATAATCTTCAAAAGAAACAGTGTCACTAATTATTTTTTTGTGAGTCTTAGGATGTTTCTCTTTATACCAGTTCAAAAGCATTTGCCTTCGATCTTCTATTACCTTATCAAAACGAATAGGGGTAGGCTTTACTTCAAAACCAACCCCCATAAATTCGCCTTTTACTTTTGTTATACGTCCCATAAATCGCTCGCTTTATTTTAGGGTTATGTGTTGAACTCTACAAAATTGTAATCACCAGCTACTGCTGTTCCTTTAATTATTTGAAGAGTTGGTTGTTTTATTTTAAAATCGTCTGTACCAGCTACAGTATAAACCACCTCTATATATTCAGTAGTTGCTGGTAGAACCCTTGAGTAAAACTTGGTTCCAGTTCCGTTTAGTGCCGTTGCAGTTCCAACTCGTGTATCAAAACCTGAGTCATCAGCTGCTCCAGCTAATGCACTATTACTACTATTATATGCCTTTATACTTAAGTTTGTAGTTGATTCTGATGCCTCTATTACACTAACAAAAGCAGTTAGCTTTGTAAGTGGAAAAGGAAAATGAATCAATCTCTCGAATGTTATGGCTCCAGTAGTTTTTATTCTTTGATCTTCATCACTAGTATTAAATAATGTTAAAGCATCTATATTACTTGATGATCCTCCAAATTCATATCCAGCAGCGTCATCAGTGTTGCCTCTTGCCCATTTAAATAAACACAATCCATTTTGAGAATACATTAAATCAGATGTATGCTTTCCTGTAGCAGAAACATATCCACCTGTCGCTTCTCTAGGACTGCTTATTCTAAATGACAATCTGTTTTCAAAACCCCTAGCCATTGAGAGGGTTCCCTCACCCTGAAGTATTGATCCATCTAATCCAAATCCAGAAAAGAATAGGCTTGTTTGGTTTTTAGCCCAAGTTCTTAACTGAGTTTGTTGAGATGCAGATGAATAAAATCCAGATATAAGAATGTTATAAATCTTAGAATTTATTAATTCTCTTTCATTCTCTATTGTTACTGTGTTGGGTTCTATGCTTAATACTTGCCTTGAAGCCTCAGCAGCACCATCTTGTACAACAGAAAATGTCTGTGTTTCACTTAGAGCATTTAAATTGCCGCTACCATCAGTGGCAATATTTATCAATGCTAATTTAGTTAGTTGTGTGGACATCGTTGTTTACTCCTATTTATTAAGCAGTTCCAGCTGCAGAGAATAACACCTTTCTACTGTCTACATCTTGAAGTTGTGCTACCAGTACAGTTTCTAATCTTCCGTTTTCAAATGATTGATAACCCTGTATGAATGTTAAATTAGCACCACTGGTACCACCCAAAGTAACGTCTACACCCTTACCAATTAGTTTTATATACGCCTCTTTTACGTCTTCACCACCACAAGATATATACTCATGTATATGCTCTGTTGTAGCAGCTATCTTGCCAGCCCCAGCCTCTAATATTTTAAAATTAGCAGTAGTACCTTCGCTAGTATGAGTGTTAAGAGTTCTGATAACTACACGACCAGTATAAGCATCAAAAAACTCTCGCTCGTTTTCAACAACAACTGTTTCAGGCGTCATAGAAACCTCTAACCCTTCTACGGTTATATTTTCTATGGTTCCTCTTTTGTTATCATTTTTATCGTAAACTTCAGCTTTTTTAAATAGTAATCTTGACATAATGGCTACTCCTTATATTTTAAGCGTCACCAACAACGAGTGAACTTAGGTTGGATATTGCAGCAGCTTGAGCTGTTAATACAGTTTCTCTTCTGCCGTTACTAAAATCTTCATGACCCATAATGTAAACAACATCAGTTGTTATGTCATGTGTTCCTGTAGCTCCATGAAGTTTTAGTTTAGCTTCTAGTGGAAGCACTCCATCTGGAGATACATAATCACTGCTAAGAATTGCGCCAGTTTGACCTGCCCCACTTACTTCTTTAAAGTTTATATCAGTAGTCCTAATAACAATACGACCTGTAAAAGATTCGTTTATTTCTCTGTTATTTTCTACTGCTACTGTAGCTGGCTCATTACCTATTTCCACGCCCTCTACTGTTATGTTTCTGATGTTAGTGCCCCCACTACCTATAGCAGAACCGCCAGAGGTAAGGATTTCAGCATGAGTAAATATTAGTTTTGCCATTATTTTATGATCTTATTTTTATTATACTTTCAAAATTTACATTCGTTGATAAATAACCATCTTCCTCATCTATTGAGTCAATACCAGTAGAAGATATTGTTTCTACATCACTTGTAATACTTCCACCAGATGTTGTATCCGCCCAATCAATGAGTTGATCTGTAATTTCTAACATCCTGTCGTATGCGTTATCCTTTCCACTGTGAGTATCTGGTTGATCTACATATACTTTAGCCTGAAACGATTGCACCAACTCTTCTGGTTTTTCATCTTCAACCCTTATCTGAGTAGAGGCACTGTTTAGACTAAAAAATACAATTTCCTTAATTATATCACCACGCCTCCTAATATCCAAATTATTCCCACTAAATTTCAATACCTTTTCTACATTGGGTCTTGAGTCAGAGGATGAGTAGCTACTAAAATTATTTACATATCCATTAAGTATTGCGTTTCTATCCATTATGATTATGCTAATGTCTTATTATCATCTTCATGAATTACTATCCTTCTATCTGCTGCTAGTAATGACCCAATCATCTGACCTACAAATGTTATGTTTTCTTTTTGTCTCTTGGACTTACTATCTACCTCTAAAGGGAACTGCCTTCTTCCTTTTTTATAAGGATCAAGAACTTCATTTATGTACATATATTCGTTAGCTTTATCATCAGTAAACCGATAAAATATATCCAAAGTGTTAGAAGAAGTAGCAACCGTTCCTTTTAATGATTTTTTTGCTCTACCTGTAAGAACAAAGTTAGCAAAACCAGTTGATGCGCCACCTTGTTTAGACTTCTTCTTGGCGTACTGTGTATTAAGTTTACTTCTTACTTTTCCATCTGGATTCTTCGCCTCAAGGTTTAACTGCTCCATAGATTGTTTATACAGCTTATTAGTAGCCTCTAATATAGGCTTCATATTCCCTTGACTGAGAGTATCTTTAATATCCTGTATTACAATCTTACTTAAATTCATTAGTATAAACTCATGAATCTAACTCTAGGAGTTGTCTTGGGTTTAGTAAGTAAACCACTTAATCTTCTAAGGTTAGCTGTTAAATATTGATTATACATTTGATAGTACTTGCCTGCCTTAGCAAAAGAGTAACTATCTTTGTGAGTCGCGTCTTGAGCAAACCACAACTCTAAGAACTTGTATGTTAATAAATCAACGAGAAGTTCTTCAGAATCTGCACCATGAATAGCATCTAACAACGCAGTCTCTGTAGCGTAGGTAGAGTCATTTATGTATTCACGCAAATTGTCAAGAATATCCGTTTTAAGGAGTTTGATTGCTTTACCTAATATAAGATTATCTTTTTCTGATAGGTTTAGCGCTGTAGTGCCAGCAGTCACGTTTATACCTTTAAACGTTAGCTCTTCTAAAGCATCAATATTGTTTCTAGTAAGAGTAAGACTGCTAAACGCCATTATTTTTCACCTTTGATTCTTTTCCATTCATAATACCATTTCATGGTCATGTAACCAAGAGTTACTAAACCTACAAGTATAGATATTACTGTAGATACTTGTTGCAGGGTGATGCTCGAAACTAAACCGAACATACCGATCATTACTTTTGAGTCCATTATGTTTTCTAGGCTAATCATAATAAAAAGAGAGCCGCACAATGCGACTCTCCTTTAAAATTAGGCTTTGGCTACATTACCACGAATGTATCGACCACCTAAGTCTCCTCTGAATACTTTAGTTCCGTAAAGAACTTCAATAAGTATGTCAGCACCTGACTTGGTTTCTTCGATAGTCAATGTGTAATTCACATTGTTCATTGGCTCGAAGCCTGCAGCTCTACGAACACCTGATCCTGAACCGCTATCTACTGAAGGCATAACCGCAGTAACTAGGGCAAGGGAAGATGGGTCATAGAAGAACTGCTCACGACCAGTGTCACCAGAAGCAATATCAACTGGGTTGATAGTAGCGTTGTTGGCGAGTGCTTTTCGTAATGGCTCTTTTAAGGTAAGAACTGTTCCTGTTTGAGACTCAACTACGTAGAAGTCATCAGTGCCTTTAGCAGAACCGAAAGTAACAACGTCACCCTCAGCTAAAGATACAGTTGCCGCAGAACCGCTACCGTTGTCGATAGTTAATGCAGTTTGTCCGATAGCTTCTGCCGCTGCAAGAACAGCATCAGTTACAGTAGCTGCTGTATGGGCGCTTCCGTTATTATCAACAGAGAAGTTAAAACCATAAGCCTGAGCCATCATACCAGATAGCTGAATCTCGTTGTTTCCACGAGTATTAGCATTTTGGAAAAGATTCAGTGTAGTCAAATCTTTCTCTACAAATGGATCAATAACCATGTTCATGTTGTCAGATACAAACTTACGAGAAGCCATGATTTTTCGTGCTTCTGCAAGGTCATTTGTATCCATAACAGTAGAATCTGTGTTGTTATCAGCGAAAGCTACTTCAAATCCTTTTCTAGCTTCAGCCTTAACGTCACTATTGATTTGGTCAATAAGCTGATGTAGTCTTGGTACAAAATGCTGTTGTACTAAGTCAGGAAGTGCAAACTTTTGGTCTGCTTTGTCAATACTGAAACCACTAAAGAAGTGCTTGTTAATAATTAACTGCTCTTCACTAGCATCAGGTGTACCTAAAGAATAGCTACCAGTGTACGCAGTAGGTGCGCCAGATGGTTTTACTGCACGAGTTATACTTACAGTCTTGTTACGTGCTGCAACTAGACCTTCGATGGATGCGCCAGCTACGTTAGTAACAGCGCTGGATACCATTGGTCGGTTTGGATACTGGTTAGCTAGTGCAACCTCAACAAACGCCTCTGGTTCGTAAATGGAAAAATTACTATTAATTGCCATGTCTCTATAAAAGTTAAATTAAATGTTTGATTATATTTAGCTTTTGGGTCGCTATGACCAGAACATGACAATTAAGGTTTTGCCTAACCATAAGATGAATTTATGCTTGTTCAGCCCAACCGCCAGCTTGCTTCATAGCAGCATAAAGCTGCTCAGCTTTGCTTCGATCTGCTGGACTAGAAGAACGTACAAGTTGTTGAAACTCTGCTCTACTAGGTCTGTCACTAGATGGAGTTCCACCAGTAGCTCCACCCACGCCCGATTTCTTGGGCTTTGCAAATTGTTTAGCAAGCTCTACGAGTGAGTTTCCTACCGATTTTCTATTGCCTTGAACGTCTAAGTCAGGCACACCATTTCGTGTGGCATAAAACTGACCGTTGCTCTCCTCAATCTCGTATTCGTTGTAGAACAGTTGTTCTATGTAATCTGTTTTGAGCGTCAACTCACTGTCTTGCTGCAAGGAACTAAACGCTGCCTTAAATTCGGAACCTATGCGGCTCTCCATTTGAGTTATCGCTAGTTGCTCTTTTGCGGCTTCTGCTTCTTGTTGGTACTGTTGCAACAATTCTCGCAACTGGTCTGCTTCGCCCTTATCCTCTTGCACAGGTTGCATTTTATTTGACAATAAAGAGAACGCATCATCGAGAGTATTGACATCATTACCTAAGATTTCAGAGAATTTATTTATCATATCACGTTCGACTTTGCCCTTACCTTCATTGTAAGCGCCCCTAAAGAACTTGTCTTTATCGAACTCTGGTTGCTGTGCTACATTTTGAGAAGTTGATTCTTCTGTTGTTGACTCAGGAGCGTCAACAGGCTCTATGTTTTCTTCACTCATAATGGTTATAAGTTAATTATTGCTCACTGTTTGATTCAATACCAAGTTGAACTTGTCTTGCAAGTTCTTCCTGAGGTAATATATCTAATAAATTACGTAAATCCGCAGAACTTTTTGGCATACCATATTCCTTGAAGTAATTGGTAACTTCCTCAATATCTTCTTGAGGCATAGAGCGCTTTCTCATGTATTCTGCTGTCAACTTAACAAGTAATGGCAGAGGCATAGCCTTGTACTGCATACCCTCTGTAATATCTGAGAATATTTCGTCCGCACTAGACAAGTCGTAGTGCTTGCTGTAGGTGACAATATAGTTCTCAAAGTCCTCGTCACGAACTCTCGCCATTCTTCTAAGTACTTGATTTTCAATCATTTCCATGTCCATAGCCGTAGATGCTAATAATCCTTGCTCGTCTACATTATCAAAACGTTTAGCTGCTCCAGATACGTTACTCTTAACAAGAGACTTGTCACGAACCATAGCCATAGAAAATATCAATGACATCAGGTCGCCAAAGATAACATCCCTGAGATGTTGCAAGCCCTGCATATCGGCTTGGTACAACATATTGTTTGGTATCGTTTGTTCGTCAGGTATGATGATTGCCATACCCACACCCTCTTTGATTGTGCGTGAGTCGTACTGGTCATCATCAGCGACACCTGCTAAGCTACGAACTATTGAATCTGTAAGAACAGGTATAGGATGACCGAACAGTTCTGATCCTTTCTTTAGGTCATAGAACAATTCAGATGAAGCAAGATACATTCCCTTGAGAGAGTACCTTCTAGGTTTACCAACCACGAAAGAACTGTTAGCGTCCGTTTGCCCCTTTAACAGGGTAGCTGGAACCTCACCAAATGGGTTGTCTATTTCTAGCACCTTTTGCTTCATGTTATTTTCTTGAGTATATACGCAGATATACTCAGGTGTATAAGCTGTCCATTTAAACTTCTTTATGTTCTGAACGTCATAATACATCTGGCGAGTAACCAAAAGCGTCAATACACCCTGTTTCACTTGGAAGTTAAATATTTCGTGGGGGCGCAAAACAAAGTTATAAGGAACTACGTTGCCACTATCATCAAGGACTGGCTCACCTTCGTTATCCATCATTAGGTCGGTAACTACCGCCCCAAATCCTAACACCTCTTTTACGAACATTACCTTATCACGATAGAACTCAGTAATGGAACAACCTGCGTCATCAAAGTTACCTGACTTATACTTCCAAAAGTCTTTGTTTTCAGGAAACATTCTGTTGACGTTGTTCTCGTCATATATCATCTGTTGAGCAGCAAAAAACTTCTGCTCCAAAGGAAATAACTTCATCCTTTTAAGTCTTTCTGTGTATTCGTCATCAGACTCAATGGTGGACTGCTCTATGATGTAGGACTTATCAGAAAATACTGTACTAGATATGGCTGTGTACTCATCGTATTCAGCCTGAAACCAACTGTTCATAATTTTAGCACGATCAAGGACCACGCTATAATATGGATGTCTAGTCTCTTTCATCACTATATCTTCAGCGACATCTTTGGGTACAGAGTAAATTTTAGATAAATCAATCATCTTTTAGAGAATTGTAGGGCTATAGCAACCGCCTGTTGCCTGTCGTAACCCTCGTTAATAAGTTTTCTTACGTTTTCAGAAATGACCTTTTTAGATATACCCTTTTTGAGTGGCATACTACTTCAGTAAATCCATTAATACATTGACTAATGTACCCGACCCTAAGCCAGCGCCAGTAGCCCAAGCTACTATTTTTTGTTTGAACTTTACAAGTTCTTCAATTTGTTTCTCGTTATTTTCAACTTTATAGACGAGACCTTCCTTATTAAACTCGTTACCTAACAATGCTTCTTTCATATCTTGAATGTCTTTAGTTATCAATTCTATAACGGAATGTAACTGTTTTACTTCAAACTTCAAGTCTTTATTAAGCTGCTCTTGCGATATAGCCATTATTTAGTTACCATTTTTTGCACGACCAATATCTTGCCGTAAATTTATCTTTAGCTGTGGAACAACGATGTCTCGCTCTAAAAGACTTTCTACGAGCTGGCTCATTTTTACGTATGGGCATATTTGGATCGCCATAATGGATAACCTTAACTTGGTTACCTTTCTTTGCTAAAACTACAAATTTTTTAGTGTCCCTCCAACTACTTCGAGGTTTGTTGAATCCTGAGTAGGTATGACCTCTGTATTCAATGCGACCACCGCTAAGTCTTTTAACATCTTTCATGGTGACAAAATAGTTACTATTTATGTTTTGATTCAATACTAAATTAAAGTATTGATTTGTAGTGATATTTTCTTTTACTTTTCATCTATGGCAGAAAACGAACCATCAAAACCAGCCTTATACAGTCGAGTTAAGTCTGAGGCTAAACGCAAGTTTAAGATATTCCCTAGTGCATACGCATCAGCTTGGATCGTGAAGGAGTACAAAAAACGAGGCGGCACTTATACAGGCAGAAAGTCATCCAAGAGGGGTGTTGCTCGATGGATGCGAGAAAAATGGACCACCCAAGATGGATCACCCTGTGGATCAGCCAAGTTCAAGGGCGTAAAAAAATGTCGACCTACTGTTCGTATTAGCAAGGAAACACCTGTTACTTGGAAGGAACTCAAGGCTAAAGGCAAGGCTTCTGAGGCTGTACGTGAAAAGAGACGTGTTGGTATGGGTAAACGAG